GTGCCCTATCCCCGGTCACCCCCCCCCGGGGGTGCCCGGGGGCGTCCGATTTCGCGCGACGAGCGCCTCCAGGCGTTCGTGGCACGGTCGGCAGACCGCCCGCAGCATCCGTGGATCCAGCTTGAACCTTGCGTCTGCTGCGACGGGGACGATGTGGTGTACCTCCGTGCTCGGCGCGCTGCGACACTCCTGGCAATGGGGGTTGTTCTCCCGGATGGTCCGGCTTAGCCGGCTCCAGGTGCCGCCATAGGACGGTCGCTTCCCATGCGGACTCGAGGCGCGCCGTTCGTGCGGCGGTTTCCAGAACTTCATCAGGTAGTCCTCCTTGTGACGCATGACGCTTCGTGACGCTATTTCCCATGTGAGCCTCCATGCGCGTGCGTGCGCGTGTGCGCGTACTTCAGCGAAAGCGTCACTAGTGTCATACGCGTCATACACGCACGCTTTCCAGTTACAAATCGGTCCATCAGTCGTCCTCGCTATGTGTCATCAAAGCGTCACAACGCGTCACGATCGTGATGCCCTTGAAGCCACGGGCGGTAGCCGTGCGCTCTGGCACGACCCCTCGACGGGCCAGGTCGCCGGCCAGCCGCCGCATGGACTTCGGGTGGATGCCGTTCTCGCCGCACCAGCGCGCCCATGACGCGTAGACGTCCTTGCTGGAGGCCCAGCCAGAGCCCACGACGCACGCGTCGGCCAGCCAGCCGCCCACGGTGTCCTGCTCGTCCAGGTAGGCCTGCGTGGCCTTCAGGACCTTCTCCGGCGGCTGGAGCCCCACCAGGGCGTACTCGGCGAAGCCTTCCATCGCCCAGCGCAGGATGCCGCCGGCCTCGCCCTGTAGGGCGGCCGCGAGGCCCCTGTCGGGCTTGGCCGGCTTGTTCACGAATGGCACCATGTACAGCCGGCGGCGCATCGCGTCGTCGACCGTGGCGATCTGGGGCGCGTGGTTGCCCACGACCAGCAGCTTGAAGCAGGGCTTGAACTCGAACCAATCTTGCCTCATGTGGCGGGCGACGACGACGTCGCCGCCGGTCAGCTGCTTCAGCTTCGCGTCGTCCCAGCGCCGGCCCTCCTGCGTTTCGTTGGCGATCGCCAGGCGCGCGCCACGGAGCATGGCGATCTCGGCCGGGTGGCGGTCGTTCTTGGCCTCCATCAGGGCGTCCATCGGCAGCGTCCTGGCGTAGGCACCCCAGGCGTGGCGCAGGCTGTCCACGAAAACGCTCTTTCCGTTGCCGCCCGGGCCGTGGACGAACAGGATGCAATGCTCCACGGTTAGGCCGCTCAGGGCGTAGCCAGCCCACCGCTTCAGGAACGCGACGACCTCGGTATCGCCGCCGCACGCCTCGAGCAGGAACGCCTCCCAGCGTTCGGACGGGCCACCAGGGCCAGCACCGACCATCTTCGTCACCTTGACGTCCAGCCACGGCTCCAGGGCGCACCCCTCGATGAGCTCGAAGCAGCCGGTCGGTGCCCCGAACGCGTACAGGTGCGAATCCCATTCCGAGGAGCGCACGACGAGCCTGCTGTCGCTCTGGGCGACCCACCTGAAGTAACGGGCCCAGGCACCGGTGTCCTGCGGGTTCGCCTGGTTGGCGGCCTTCAGGATGTGAGCCTCGACCATGTTCAGCCCATCGCGCTCCCAGACGCCTGAGATCGGCGACCGGATGAACCACGCCTGCTGGTCGACGTCCCACCGGTACGGGGCGTGAACAGCGTCCAGGACGAACTCCTGCGCCGCGTCGTAGGCGAGCGGCTTGTCTTCCTTCTTCACCATGCCGCCCTCCTAGCGTCGCTTGCCTTCGGTGTTGTTCAGGGTCGCCAGCATCGCCTCCGTGAGGTTCCGGGCGCGCCTGAGCGCCTCCGGGTCACGGTCGGAGGAAGCTAGTGCTTCCTCGAGCCTTGCTAGGAGCAGCTGCATGGTCGCCTTCGCCAGCTCTTCCGTGCGGGTCAGGTGATCGACTTCGCGCTGGAGCGCCGCCGCCAGGGCGCGGTAGTACGTCTCGTCGCGGATGGTCACGCACGACCTCCCACGCGATGGGGGCGTCCAGGGACGATCGGACCCGTCCGGAGCGCCGTGAACACGGCGCCAGGGTCGAATCGGATCAGGCGCGGCGTCATGCGAACGCTGGGGATGCGACCCGCCCGCGCCAGGTACAGCACGGTGCAGACGTTCACCTCCATCAGGCGAGCCATCTGCTTCGCGGTGAAGAGGCGGTCACTCATCGCGCACCTCCCCCGCCGGCCGGCAGGCTTCGTGGTCGGGTTCCATCAGGGCCACCATCACCCAGGCGGCGGCGATGCCGATGCCGATGCAGATGAGCTCAACCATTCCGCACCTCCATCAGGGCAGCCTCGACGGTGCCGTAGTGCTGGCGTGCAGCAGCGCGCACCAGCTGGCGAACAACGTGAACTTTGCTTGAGCCGTCGTAGCGCGCGAGCGCATCGAGCAGCTGCGCTGTGATGCGATCCACCCCCACCATTACGCGCTTATCCTTGCGAACAGGTCCTTGCGTAGCCATGCGGCCTCCATTACGCAGGGACCCGACGTATCACACATTACCAGACCTTCTGGCTAGCGTGCGATACCGCGGCGTCCCTGCCGGGACTGCATACTACTCGTCTTTATGGGGTCTGCAACTTTAGAGACGGGCCCCGTTTGGCGGAAATGTAAAACGCGCGCGCGCGACTTCTCACGCGCCTCGTTCGCCCCCTGGCACCAACGCTCAGCTGCCGCGTAGTCGGTGCCCAGCCGGTAGCGCATTTCGGTGCGCTTGCTGAACCAGGCCTTTCCTAGGTACGTCGCAGGCCGCCAGCGACCGCCGGACAGCACGACGGCGTATTCCTGCCGCTCCTTGCGGAACTCCCGGGCCCAAGTTGGCATCCTCGGCATACTGTTGGTATACCCTTGAACATGACACCGGGCGTACGGGGATTCCTGCTCTTCATCGGTTTGTGCCTTATCGGCCTGACGATCACCCGCGCAAGCGGCCCGTGCATGGCATGGTTCGTCGGCGCGCTCATCATCTCCTGGCTCAGCGTGCCAGCCTGGAAAGCCATCCAGCGAGCCAATGAAGCATCTGCTTCACCCACCCAGGAGTCAGGCGATTCATCGCCTGCTTCCGGCGCAAACACCCACCGCAAGGCTTGACACCCGCCGCCGTGGTCGCGCCGGCGACGACGTCGCCCAGGCCTGGCAGCCGGCTGGCGGGCAGGCTGCGCGTCGGGTTGCGAAGCATCGCTTCCGCCTCTTCGTCGGTGAATGTGTTCTTTCGCATGGTCATGCCGTCCGAACGACCGCCATCGTCGACGGCAGCGGGCAAGGCGTACCGGAAAGCACTTGCGAATAGGCAAATGGGTCGGACAGCTCCCACAGCGCCTCGCCGCCGATGTCTGCCGCGTCGACGCAGTACCGAGCGTCAAAGTGTCTGAACCGTTTTAGGTAGAGCGTCGGAGAGATCCCCTCTGCGGCGGTGTACGGATCGCCGTAGTACTCCGCTGCGTACCAGCTCTGTGCCGTTAGCTGCGTCGTAGCCCCACCAGCGCAATATGCATGATTGACCTTGGACTGCATCAGAACAGACACGCTCAGATACGTCCTGTTCCTCTCGGTAAACAACTCGTCAAACTTCGCACATCGCCGGAGGTCAGCCTGAACGGTGTATGGGTTCGTGCCAGTTACGATCCACGTCTTCGACGCGATGCCATACGCGTCCATATCTGGCCTAATCGTTCCCCAGGTCCCTCCTGGGAATGCTGCGCTCAGCGGCCCATACGCCTTCCAGCAGTAGCGCGAGCTGGAGTTGCAAGGCGTCACCTTCTCCGTGGCAAATAGGTACAGATTCGAGTGATAGCCGCAGGCCGGTGCGCTCCAGGCTGCGTGGCTGGCATCGCACTTGCCGTCGTCCAGCGGCATTCCAGCCTGAGGCACGACAGCACGCCCAAGCGACACAGGTCCAAGCGCCGGAATAGTGACCGCGTACTCACGCGTCGACCAGTCGCTCGGCAGCGTCAGGCACGACGAGTACTCCGGCGGAATGCTCGAGCCGCAACAGCAAAAGCGCGTAATCACTTGCTCTTCCGGCAGTACAGAAAGCCAGCCACGACGCCGATCGCGCCGAGCATGAGGCCGAAGAACAGGGAGCCGAGGAACGATTCAGCGCTTGCGAGAATGAGCATGGGAGACCCTCCGGAACTTGTTGCGAGAGAACGTGTAGCCGAACGTGCAGCCAGCCGCGAACATGAGCGCGAGCAATGCTGCCATCCAGACCGTGAGCTGCCAGGCTTCGAGGTTCATGTCTTCGTCCTGATGAGGTACACGATGGCAATGATGGCGGCAGCGCCTGCGATGATGCTGCCGTATTTCAGCGCCGATACGAACGCTGGCTCGTCGTCGGAGACGTATCCGACCTGTTCATGGACCCGCGCCGCAGCCTGCTCGATCCGGTCGAGGCTGCCCATAGCGGCCTCGATGTGACCACGCGCCGCGCCGACCTCGGCCCGCGCGTCGTTCGCGCTAGCGGCGATCTGGGCGGTGTGCGAGGCGCAGCCGGTGAGCAGCGCGCAGAGCATGACGCAGGCGCGGAGCATTATTCTGGCTCTGGATTGATAGTGACTGTGAACTGTGCAAGCACGGCGTTTCCGTCTGAAATGTTCGTCACCGTGATCGTGGAAGATTGAGGGAGCATCCCGAGGCCTACATGCGTGAAATAGAACGCAAGTCCAAAACTTGCGTACTGCGACGGGCTTGGGATTTGCGCGGGCGGAATCTCGCCTACCGTGTACGCGACACCATATGAGCTCCACTCGTCATAGTCTGGGTCGTATTGAGCCACCTGCACCTCAAAGCCGATCTCGCCGTTCGTTTGCGCGATTGCGATGCGAGGCTTTATGGTGTGACCCGTAAACGAAACCGTGGGATAGGCATCGGCCGAAACAGGCTGTACGTCGCCGCTGATGTTCGGAACAGGGACGGGATTGATCGTCGGAATGTTGGCGCTTGCACTCGCTGGAAGCGCCGCCTGTAGCGTCGCCGTGATGCCGTTGCCCTGGAGCGTTCCTGAGAGGCTCACGCCGTGCCCCCGTTCGTCCGCACGGTGAAGGTGCCGACGTGCAGCGGCTGTTGTCCGGACTGCGTCAGCTTGACGCGAAGCTCGCCGTTGCAGTTGGCCGGAAGCGTCGCGGTCTGCGTCGAGGTCAGCGACAGCGACACCGTGCCGGCTGCGGCGCTCAGGATGCTCGCCAGGACGTCGACTGAGACGCCCCCTACCGTCATTGTGGCGACCGGGGTCCTGCCCGTGATGTTGAACGCTGCGCCGTTCTGGAGCACGGTCACGGTGCCTGCCCAGCCTGCGCCCTTGGGGATTTCGGAGTCGATCATGGTCAGCACTTTCCGGGGTTGATGGCGTCGAAAAAGACGAGCTCCGCGCCGTTCGTGCGGTACGCACGGCGCATCCAGACGTACCCAGCCAGGCCGGTCGTCGTCCATGCGCTGGTCGTGGTGTTCCAGACGGATCCGACTGGGCCGATCGACGCGCCCGTCGGCAGCGGCGACCCGTCGACGACGCCTGCGCCGTTGCGGATCTCGCGGATGTTCAGGGCGGCGGTGAAGACGCCGTAGGAGTCAGTCCGGGCCACGGGCGCATTCGATCCGTCCAGGTCGAACGCCGAGCCGGCGTACGACCAGCGGTTCGTGGAGAGCAGCGTTGCCGAGGTGATCTTGGCCAGCCAAGCATCCGCCGTGCGGAATCCAACCATCTGGGCGCGTGCCCACTCGATCGCGTCGGCCCCGTCGCGTGCGATTTCCGCGCCGTCGGTCCACAGGTTGCAGACCTCGCGGTTGGCGGCCCCCATGAGGCCCTGCTGGAAGATTGGGCGCTGGGTGCTCACGGGAGTCGTGCGGGCAGCGGCGTGGTGATCTCGCCGCTGATTCCGTGGAAGGTCAGGACGTCGGCGTGGTTGCTGAAGTCAGGGTACGGCTGGAACCAGTACACCTTGTCGGTCTGCGAGACAGACGTTCCAAGGAAGGTGGCCGTCGAAACCAGCATCGGCTGCCCCTGCGGACCGAAGACCGGGCGCTGCTCCAGGAACGTCCACCAGTCGGCAATCCAAGTATGCGTGATGACGTAGAACTCGTCGCGCGGGGCGATGGAACACCCCTTGTAGAGCAGCTCGCCACGGTTGAATCCAAGCGTTGCGGTGCTGTTGCGCGTCTCGGCGTACAGGTCGATGAAGTACCGCGTGATCGACTCGGCGGTGTATCCGCCCGTCGTGGTGATGCCTGTGCGGTCGACGTGCACCTCGAGCTGGATGTTCTGCTGGGTGACGCTGTACTTCTCCGGCACGCCGTTCTGGTCGCACCTGGTGCCGGCGCAGGCCGTCGTCGGCGGGAATGCAACGTCTCCGTCAGCCGGCGGGTTTCCTGCTACGAACGGGTTCCGGCGGTACAGCGCCGCCTGCCGGCTGCCAGGTGTGCGGGTCACCCTGGCGAAGACTGCGCCGGTCTGGAGGCTGAAGGTCGAGTAGCGGACGACGACCTCCCAGGCGTAAGCCTGCTCGCGCAGCGGCGTCCATTCGACCGACCGGGCGACCATCAGCTTCAGGTAGGGGTCGGCTTGGTGCAGGTCGAGCGGCGGGCGCTGGCGCACCTGGGGGACGTTCGAGGACACCAGGACGGCCGGGTCGCCGGGGTAGGTGGCCCCCTGCCATTGCACCAGGTAGACACAGGTAACGCTCTGCTCCTGGCCGGGCATCCCGAAGGACCATTTCCGGCTGTTCGGCCGCTCGATGATGTTCACGCCTGCGGTGACGGGCACTACTGGCCTCCGATCTTGCGGTCGACGCCTTCGATCGCGTTGGCGATGCGTTCGAGCCAGCCGGCGGACATGTCGGTGGCTCCAGTCGACGACCAGTAGTCTGTGAAGAACCCCATCCCCATCTGACCCAGCCCAGAGACGACGTCTCCGTTCATCAGGTTGCGGTAGCCCTCGTTCATGTTGCTCTGCTCGTTCGACGCAGCCGACCAGCTGTCTTTCACGTTCGCCCAGAGCAACGCCCCGAAGCCGGTCGCGTCCATGTTCTTCAAGTCCTCGGCCGCCTTGCTGCGGATGCGTTCCGCCTCGAGGCGCTTGATTTCGGCCTCGTATGGACCGAACGCCTGGCCAATCGACCGTTCCGACTCCATCTTGGCGCGGTCAGCCGCAAATCCGGCACGCTGCGCCTCCGGGCTGTAGGCCTGCGCGGCTGCTCGATAGGGCGCGAAATGGCTGTCGATCGCCTGCGCCGCCTGCTCGAACATGGAGGCGATGCGGCTGAACTCGTCCACGATGCCCATGACGCCGCTAAGCATGGAGTCGACGCCAGCGGCGCGGTTCAGCTTGGTCAGCTCGCGGCTGGCAGCCTGGACGCCCTTGACGACGCCGCTCGGATCGGCGCTGAGCTCGATGACTGCTTGCAGGCTCTTAGCCATTTACTGCGCTCCAGAAGGCGTTCACGCGTGCCGCGATCCAGGGTGCGACGTCCTTGGGCTTCTTGCCAGAGACGGCGCACGCGATCACCAGGAGGAGGTGTTCGCTGCACTCCTCGACCGTCGGATGCTCGGAGAGGCCCACGTCCATGCTCAGTCGCTGCTCAGGGCTTCCGATTCGCCATAGCCGCCGCTCGGCGGCACCGTAGGGCGTGGCTTGTTGACCTCGCTGAGGATTGCCAGGGCGATGCCGCTCTCGAGGTCGTCCACCTGGAACGACGTCGGGAACAGCGGCGATCCGTCCAACGCCTGGACGCAGGCCGCCCACCAGTTGCGGTCGGTGGCGGCGCGGGCGGCCTCGCCAAGGGTCGGCCGGCGGACGCGCACCATGCCGATGCTGTCGATCGACACCGTGCGCCATGCCGGTCGCAGGAGCTGGAGCGTAGATTCGTCGAGCATTACTGCTCCTCGAACGAAAGGGTCCACATCGCCGCGCCGGTTCCGTCGTGGGATTCCTCGGCGTCGGTGACGTGGATGTTCATGGTCGTCGCGTTCGTTGCAGAGTCCGTGAAGACCAGCACGACGGACGCAGCCAGGGCGTTCGCCAGCGTGGTCGGCACCAGATGCGTCCGCAGCGCGCTCTGCGCGGTGTCGACGTACAGGGTCAGCGTGCCCGAACGCCGGATGCGACCGGGGGCGCGCTTCTCCTTGAAGTCGCTGAGCTGGGTGATATCGAACGACTGGCGGGTCGTCTTGATCTTGACGTCCTTGACCGTGTACGTCGAGCCGCCGAAGCTGAGGGTTCCGCCGTAGCCAGAGACGATAGGCATTAGGTTGTTCTCCTGAAGAGGAAGACTGCGATGACGGACGTGATTCGCTCCGCATCACCCTGGCCGTCGTCGGGGGTGGCGGTCTGACTGCTGATGCTGAGGCTGACCAGGACGGTCTGGATGGCGTTGCTGGTCGTTGTTCCCGAGATCGCCGTGATGACGTCGTCGACCAGACCCACCGAGTCGGTGCCGAGGTCGGCGACGCAATGGAACGCGACGGACGCCCGGAACATGGTCAGCCCGCCAGAGATCGTGGCGTCCATCTCGGCGCTGACGAGCTCGTAGACGATCGCGGGCGTCTCGGCACCGGCGCGGCGCATCCCCAGGCTGACTGGGACAGTCGGCAGCGCCGTGGTCACGCGCGAATACAGGTTCTTCAGCGACTGCTCGAGGATCACTTGGCGAGCTCCTTCCGTGCTTCCTCGAGCATCAGCACGGCGGCGCGTTCCGTGGCCGGAGCGAGCTCGGTGTCTGCGATCTGCTTCGAGATCCAACGGCCGACGATGCGCCTTGCGGTCGCGCGGGCGGCAGTCCGCATGGATCCAAAGGCGCTTGCCTCTTTGCGAGCCTGCTCGGTAACCACGGCAGATGCCGCCTGCCTTGCACGCATCAGGGCGGCGCGGCGGGCGGCCTTTGATCCCCTGCCGCGCGGCAGATCGGCAGAAACGCGCTCCACCTGGGCGCGGATGAAGGCAGAGCGAGCCTTGCGGGACGTCGCAGTCGCCGCTCCTGCGCCAGCGTAGATAGGGCTGGACCCGAAGTGACGGAATCCAGCCTCCAGAAGGTGCCAGACGCGCTGGTGAGCACGCCGACCGGCTTGGAAGCGATAGTCGACGCCCACGCGTGCCACGACGCTTGAGCCGCTGCGTCTTGCGTCAATCCTGGTCGACGCCGCGATTGCCTTCCGGTGCAGTCCGCGTCGGCCGCCGGTGGACAGCCAGGCGGTCCTCAGTCGATCCTGCGACGGCTTCAGCGCAGCGCGTAGGGCGCGCTTCTCTGCGGCTTCGGCGACGTTCCTCGGCAGCCTCGCCAGCGCCGCCTCCAGTTCCTTTGCATGAACACTTGCGCGGATCACGGCAGGATCTCCGTGCAGACCACGCGCAGCCGGCGGCGCTTGCCGCTGTCCGGATCGGTGACGCTGGAGACGTTGTAGACCACGCCGTTCAGGGTGAGCCGGCAGCGGGCCGTGAGGCCTGGGTGGAACGCCGTCTCGAGCTCGAGGTCGGTGCGGACGGCGTTGCCCAGGTCGTCCATCACTTCTCGCTGGGACGGCCGCACCTGGCCGCGGATGTAGCCGACGGTCGTCCACAGGGTGGAAGCCTGGCCGAGGGCGTCAGCGACGCTCGTCGGGCTTTCCATCAGGAACAGGTCGCGCCAGTAGCCGGAGCCAGCCATAGGTCATCCGATCGCGTTCGCGTTGTGCATCCGGCGGATGGTCTGGATGAACGGGTGCGGCTCCGGGGTGACGGTGTCGTCGCCACGGAAGCCGTTCAGATGGCCGACGGTAAGCCGGACGGCCATGTATTCCTCTTCGGTCATCGTCGCCTGGTTGCGGCCGGTCGCCGACTCCCAGGCCGACAGGGACGCGCGCAGCGACGCCGCCAGCGCGGCATCGTCCTCCTTGTGCGGGATCTTGAGCCACTCGCGGAGGTCGACCAGGCTGGTGGGAATCGCCGACATTGGGAGCCTCCGGGCCGGGAGGCTGGTGCCCGATGGCTAGGCACCAGCCTCCCCTGCCGCATGGAGAAGAAGAAGGCGAAGAACTCAGCTCGCGCCGGTCGAGATCTGGACCACGGCCCGCGTGTCGCACGCCTTGAAGTCGTGGTACTGACGCGACCGGAACGTGATCTGGCCCGAGGA